GAGGGTGTTCTCACTGCAAGTCTTAATTCCGAAGTTTCTAGGGCACAAGCAGCCGAGAGCATGTTAGAAACAAGGTTAGATGCTATTTATCAATATTTTTTCAGAACAACTTCAGCAGTAGTTCCTTTGTATTAATAGAGATAATTTAAGTTTTTAAATTATATACACACCGAAGCCACCGAAGCCTCTGGCAGAGGTCACTCCGTGTATATAATTTTATAGCGGTATTTATTTTAAATTATGATATGATTTTATTTGTATATTGTAAATAATTTTTTATATATAAGCAAAGAAGATCTACTGTTTTATATGATAATACAGATAGTTTGTATTGATTATTTTCAATTATGTGGGATATATCCAAACCATATGCTTCATTTGATTCTTTTAAAATAATTGGATTTATTTTTTTAATTTCTTCTATAAGTAAATCTTTTCTTAATGTTTTACAAACCTGAATTATCGAATCATTATTTCTTTTATTTTTTGTTTTTGTTTTTATATGAAGTTTGAAAAGTTTTGAATCATTGGATATAATTCCATATAAATCATTTTTTTTAATTTCTTCTTGAGATATATTAAATAGGTTTGTGATTGTGGAATCGGCTTTTTCCCACACCCCTACGTCGGTGTTTTTTTTCATATATAAAATATCATATTTTTTTTTATTTGACATATATGCTAGAGAAAGGATGAAATACTCAGAATTTTCTTTCCAAAATGATTTGTATTCTTTTAAAAGTTTTTTAATATTTTCTGGAGTTGATTCTCTTTCTGTATTATATCTTGTTATACATAATGAAATAACTTTTTGTTTATGTATAACTTTTAATTTATCCATATAAAATTGAGAATTTTGTTCTGAAAATATTTTGTTGACTATTTCTTCTACATTTTGTATATATATATTTGCAAGAGCTTCTTTATAACTTTTTTCGTTGCTTATAGACTGATTTTTTGTATAATATGACAATAGTATATCAGAGCCAATATTCTGCATATCAACCAAAAAATAAATATCATTTTTTTCTCTAAGATAACAGTCTATCTCATGTTTGTTTTTAATCGGGATATTTCTAGTTATAATTTCATTTAAATATGTAAACAATAGTAAGTCTGAACAAAAAGAGTTAAAGTGGGATTTTAAATAATTTAAAGTTACCTTTGTTTTTTGTCTGAAAATATTTTTTATATTTGTGTAAATAAAATTTTTTTTCTCGTGTGAATAATATAGATCATATGTAGATGTATCTATATAGCCAAGTCTCCCTTCTACAGAGGGGGATCCAGCACATTTGTAATTGCACAATTCATATTCACATTCTCTAGTGTTATCAACCCCATCTTTTTTGTTTCTATCGTAATTTAGATGACAGTCTATAGATATTTCTTTTATAAGCCGTTCGATCTTTTTGATTTCTATATCTTTTTTTTCTGCTATTTCATATATTTTTAAATCACACGATTTTTTTAAAAGAGGGTCTCCCTCGAGTCTTGGGATAGAAACTCTTAAAAAAACATCGTATGTAATATTAATTCCTTCGTCGACTAGATGTTTATGAGACCCTACTCTATATCCTCTAAAAATAGCCTGATCTGTTTCTGCCAAATTCCAATGAGGTGTTAATATTTCAACAACTTGTATATTTTTAAAAGTAAATCCCTCCCCAATTATGTTTGAACCTATTATGACGTTTATATAGTCTCCCTGCATATTTTCTTTCATATTAAAAATATCAATCAGTTTTTTTATATATTCTGTTGATGTTTTGTATGTCAATAGTATATATCTTAAAGTGGTAGTAGAAGGTTTCATTCCAATCTTATATTCCGAGATGCCTACCTGTTCTAAAAGTTTTGAAAACATTAAGGCACCGCCTCCATTAACCAAATCCATATATACAAAAACAAGTTTACCTCGTTCGATAGACCCTAAAATATTTTCGATCGAACTTCTATATTTACTGCTTAATTTTTCTATTTGATTTAGTATATTTACTCTATCATTTCCTTTATTTTTAATATATTCTATTAATTTTTTAGTTGGATCAAGCCCCTTTGTTATTTCACTAGGGAAAACCATAAGAGATGCAAGTCGTGATTTTATATAAAAAAAATTTTTACCGTCATTACTTAGGTCTTGGTCAAAAATTTTCAAATATAGTTTGGATTGGAAATCTCCCATGACGTCTTCAACAACGTTTAAATACTTCAGCTTTCCAATTGGTAGTCCATTGTATTTTTTCTCTACATTTGATATAGTTGTTTTAATATAGGATATCCTTCCTTTCATTTTTTCAACCAATTCGTCCTTGTTCAATGATATAAAATCGGCGTATGAAGATGGGATAGAGTTTTTATAAGGGAGAATTAAATTCATTATAGATGCTATTTCATTTGACTTATCAACCATTGGTGTCCCACTCATCAAAATTATTTTTCTGTTTGTAATTTTATGTAAAAATTCGTTTATTTTTTTATACACATTAATTTTTATTTTTTTATCTCCAATTTTTATTTTATCTTTTTTATGTTCTCTTATATTATGAACTTCATCGATGACTACGATTGTATCAGAATAATTTTTGTAAAAATTCGCATCGTTTTCACCCTTTAATATCCTCTTTGCAAATTTTCTAAAAGTCGAAAATTCATAAAATTCACCAATTAAGGCATTTGTTCTTCTAACTCTTGTTTCATCGTTTAATTTGGAATAATTTTTAGGTTTATACTTATTATAAGTACATTTTTCAACCAATTCCTTTTTAAAATTTTCTATTATACCGGGTCCATTTGTTAGTACAAATGCCTTTTTGTATTTTGTATGTTCATTTCGTATTGTTTCTATTATATTTATAACTGCACATGTCTTTCCTGTACCCATTTCATGAAATAGAAGCAATTCATCGTATGGTGTTTTACTTGACATAAATCTGGAAAGAAATTTTTGATGCATCAATGGAACACCTGCTTCCATAGGATATTCTTCAATCTTTGATAGTTTCAAATCAATAAATTCTTTTTTTTCATTGATAGATAAATTAAAGGTATCAATACTCGTATTTTCTATTTCATTATACTTTGGTAAAAAATAATATATATCATCATTCATTTATTTATATATTATTTTTAATATATAATATTTAATAATACTCGTTGCTATTCTTAAATTTAAAAGGGACGAATGGACTAACCATTGCTCTGATCGGTTCTTTTATTTTTTCTGTAATTATATTAGAAAAAGTATCGATAATATAATCAAATGTTTTTTTCTTTAAATTATCTATAGTATAATTTAATATTCTTGTTGATATTCCTGCAATAGAAAAATTTATTATATGCATGATCATTATTTATTATTTAATTTACTATTTTTTAAAATTAACTTTTTATATAACTCCTTCGGTCACTTCCAGAAGCACAGAGGCCGCTCCGCGGTCAGAGTATCGGACCGTTCGTCACGTCTGACCGCGGAGCGGCCTCCTCCTTCGGAGGTGAAAGAGGCGGTCGCTCAGGACCTCGACGCGCCTTCGATTCGTGTACCTCGCCCGTTTAACTTCCGACGTCACCAGAGGCGGCGGCCGCTTCGCGGTACAGAGGGTAACAGACGGGACGATACTCAGCTGCCTCTGGCAGTGACTGCAGACGATTATAAAATTAAAGTCATTTGACTTTAATTTTATTTGTTTCTACTATCAAATTATTATAAAATCATAATTATAATATGAATCATCTGTTTCTTTTTCTTTTCCAATAACAATCTCTATTTTATCCCGAATGGTTTCGTAGTCTAAAGCGGTAACCGCTATCCGAGCCGATCCTCGGACCGAAGGAGGAGCGGGCTCCGCGGTCATTTGTATAATATGAGGAGGATACACATAAATCGGCATACCAATTGGAATATTTCTTCTAAATTGTTCTTTTATAGCAGATTCTTTAATGTCGAGAGATATTAATCTAGTCTCTGGGTCCAATAAATCCCCGTTTTGTATATGCCAATCTATTATTTTTTTAAGATAATAATCATTTAAATCTTTGTCGATATGTAAGTTGAAAAATGATGGTAATTTTGTTTTATTCGTAACAATTTCATACCATTTATTGACAAAATACAAGCCTGCATAATCGAATATTTGATTGCATATATCATAGCAATTAAAAATAAATTCCATATTATTTATTTTTGGTTCAAATCTTCGATGTGAAATTCATTTTTATAAAATGTATACAAGTGTCCGCGGTAACCCCCTTCGGGGGCGGTCAATATCTTATATGAAATTGAAATGGATCAGGTCTCTTTTCTCGTATTTTTATTGGAGGGTATGCTCTAAGTCCGTGGTCATTCAACCCTTCTCCAAGTACAGTTGTCCAAATGCTTAATTTTTTATTGTTTTCTTCTATTTCAGTATTATTTTTTACATCCGAAACTATTATTGCCATTGTCTGATTTACTATATTTTTTATATAATCATCAGCATCTAAACTTGAGTCTGGTGGGAATGTATATCTTCCGTAAATAGATCCCAATGATTCTGGTCTGAATGATTCGTATACATTAGAAAGAACACTTGCTATCGTTTCATTCGGTACAATAATATCTCTATTGTCGTATCTAATTCCCTTTAATTTTTCTGTTATTTGTTTTGATATAAAATCAAGATTTCTTTTTGTAAAAAGACTTGCATCTTTAGATTCTCTATACCCCACGTATTTCATTTGAGAAAAATCATTATAAAAAATATTTTCTGTAGCCAATGATTGATTTTCTAAAAAATTTCCGTATTCCATTTTATATATTTATTATATGATTACATATAATAAATAATAATGAATGTAATTGATTCTTCTCATACTTCTAATACTGCATTATTAATATCTATTTTAATATTAGGTATTTTTATTTTTATTGGAAGTTTTTTATACTATATTGTTTATAGAACATCAAAAATAGATTCGCATATAACAGATTTAAATAAGTCTACAATGTCCACCACATTATCCTTTGCATTGGATTCACAAAATTATTCTGTTAAAATTGATAATTTGGATGGAAATCATAATATAGGTGATATTATTCCAATTTGGATTAGACTACAAAATCCAAACGTTGTTTTTTTAAACCAACAGTACAATACAAATATATACGTTTCTATGTTTATAGGAGTGTTTTTAATATTATCAACTTTAATCTATATGGGATATTTAGCATCACACGTAGGGAGACCGATTCTCGTACCGCCCGTCGAGCCCTCTCTCCCTCAGGAGTCACCTACGGCGCCGCTAAAGCGGTCATCTCCACCAGCAGGGCCTCAGGAGTCACCTACTTCAGTTGAGTACTCGCGGTCGACTATAGAAAATAGTCCTATCCGATCCCCGTATGGGTTTACGTCGTCAGAAGGAGGCTTCGAGGTACAGACCAAAGAGAGCCCTACGAATATGTATAACAGACAAAAAAATCTAGACGATAAAATACAAAATCATAACGATGTATATATAAAATTCAATAAGTTATCATCTCAAAACTATCTCTTTTAGAACAAACTAAAAATTTATTAAATAATAGCTATTAGCTATTATTTAATTAAAAAGTGTTTTTGATATACATTCTCTATTTTTACCAACAAAAATATGTTCACTCGATAACAAAGGTTTTCTTCTTTGTATAACCCCACTTCTCAATGGCTTTACTGGCGGAATTCTATTGATTAATTTATACAAAGGAATCTCCGGGTTTGTTCTTCCAATAATATTTATATCAATGTATATTTCATCATAATTAATTTTAAGGGATAAATCGACTCTATTAAATTTTATATTTAACCAATGTATAGCAGAATTATATAAATCAAGAAAATAGTAAGTATTTTCTTCTTTTACATTTGATATATTGAAATATATATTTTCTTTTTCTGTAGTATTGTATTTATTATATTCAAAAGTAAGAGAGTTTAGCAAAAGACTTGTCATTTTAATCATATGTGTTTCTATGTCATCTTCGTAGTCATATGGTCCACTCTGTGTACCTCGAAGAAGCCCGTCCGCCGCGGCCGCTTCGCGGTCACCGCCGATTTCACCTCCTTCGGTCTGAGTATCGTCCCGCAGCTTCGTCTCGTAGACGTCCTCTCCGCTGTGGACCTCTTCGAGGCCCGCCTGTTTCACAGCGTGGACTGCAGAGTAGCTTTCTATAGCCGATCCGTAATCTAATATTTTTATTTTTCTTTCTTTAGTATAAATTATATTTTGAGCTTTGAAATCATTTTGAATTATTTTATTATTAATATATAATGAATAATAGGCGTCTAGAGCATTTTCAAGTATTTCTCTTGTTACAAGTATTTCATCCAAACAATTACCTTCTATATTTTCCATTAATATATATGATAAATTTTTGTCGATCTGAGTGTAGCTATAGAGAGTTGGTCCAATATCTCCTGCCAACATTCCAATATTATATTCTTGGATTGATTCTCCTTCAATTATTTTGATAGCTGCTATTTCTCCGTCGATAGTTTTTACTTTTACAACTTCGCCACCACATCCCTCTCCAATAATTTCAACTGGATAATAGATCATATTCTCAAATACTTTTTTATACTTATCTTTCTTAGTCAAATTTCCAATTTTGGAAATATATTTTTTTTTCATAATGTTGAGATCCATAATTATACTTAAAATAAAATTCATTAATATATAATTCAATTTTATAAAATGCATGCTCGCGTATACGCAATTAAATTAAGAGTCAATAATAGGCTTAGAGGTAAACGGCGTAGAGCTAATGTTTTTTATTTTCTTTCATGCAACAGATAAATATTAATGCTATTAAACATAACATAACGTTAGTATATGATTCATATATGCCAGCGTCTAGCTTTACTTCGGATGTATCTTTCAATTTAGATTCTACATATTTTAGATGTAATGCAAATAGAAAACTCGCCAATGCGTATAATACTAAGAAAGTAATAAGATAAGAAGTATTTTTGTATTTTTTATTTAAAATAATATAAAACAATAAAAGTAAAGAAACAATTTTTAGAAGTGGTCCATATCCATATGTATCGGTCATTTATATATACACATCGAAGATGTGAATAATAAAATAAATTTAATTTTTATAAGTTTGTATTATTTTTTTAAGATATGATTCAATTTCATCAACTGGAATCGTATAAGGAACTTCTATAAGTGTGACTCCGGCATCTTTACACATTCTTCTTTTCAGTTCATCTCTATATAATTGATTTTTAAATGCCTCTTTATTTTGATGAAAAAAAGGGATATATTTATAGTGCTGTTCTCCATTGTATTCAACAGCAAGTCCTATATCGGAATTATAGCAATCCAATTCAAGATTATAATTTCCAGTAATAGGATTTCTTAAAAAATCGGGTCGACCATGGTAAAATTTTCTTTGAAATATTCTTTCTAAACTAGCATGTACCTCAGACTCACCCCTGCTTTTTTTCGAAGATTTTCTAGGTTCCACAGAGGATCTGCGGGCCGCTTCGTGGTCCATTGTCCTTAATATTGTGTTTTGGTATCTAGCTGGAAACGAATATTTATCTTTCTCTATATAGTTATTTTCATATGTATTAAAACTACCTTGATTTCCCATCATTTTTCTATATAAAGAATATATAATCAAAAACAGAATTGATAAACACAATATAATTTCCAATATATTTGAATATACTTTATCATATAAATAATCTTTTATTTTTTTATAAGTGTCAAACAACATATTTATTCTTACCCAATAAATATATTAATTTAAAATTAAAAAATAATTAAATGAACAATATAGAATTTAAAAAATTACATACTCTAGAAGAAAGGAAAGATGAATGCAGCCGAATTTCTCATAGATTTCCGGATAGAATACCATTGATAATAGAAAATAAAAATACTTCTAACCTTTTGATTCCAAATATACTCAAAAAAAAATTTTTAGTACCATATGATATGACTATATCACAATTGTTAATTGTTTTAAGAAAAAGAATTCAGGTCGAAAGCACAACTGCAATTTTCTTGTTTATAAACGATCATATTATACCTCCTGGAAATTCTCTAATATCAGAATTGTATACATCATACAAAGATATAGACGGCTTTCTATATCTAGGCTATAGAGGGGAAAACACCTTTGGTTCTTCTATAAAAATGATTTTATTCAAACAAACAAATTAAAAATTTAAATATGAAATTAAGACAATATAGTGATAAATCTATAGTAATAACATGTGACGATAACGG